GTCCAGCATAAAGAACACCGCACTCTGATGCTGTTGCTTTTCTGCTTTCTTGAGACGCATACCCACGTACTGTGTGTATCTCCATAAAAACTGCGGAAAGTTTATCTGCGGATCGTCAATCCACACAGGATCAGGTAACTTGCCAATAGTTTCGTTGGTCTCTCCTGGCAGTTTGTTAGCGTAGGCCTGTGTGCTGATCAACCAGCAACTAATTGAGATTATGATAACCTTTAACAATTTCATATCCACCCTCTATTTTTTTACAAGCGATAGAACGTTGTTCCACAAGTTCTCCACCTAATGGTATGTGCCAAGTGTAAATGTGACAACTGTCTGCAATACCCATTCCGTGTAACAAGTCTTTGGCTCCGTCGTTGCATACCATTTTTTCTTCTGTTTGATTTTCAATCAAGTTTCCATCTGCATCCACTACTTTGATCTTAGTGACTTCTATGTCACAATACTGATCGTTCCAAGGGCCACCTGCGTGTGATTGAGTGACCCAGGTCAGTACACAAACCAATGTGAGCACTACCAAGGCAATGACTTTTATAATGTTGTTGTAGTTCATTGCCTTAGATGTCAAATGCACTTTTCTTAACTTCAATCAAAACATAGGCTCTGTAACTTTTATTTCTAGTCATATAAAGTTCAGATTTTGTAACCACATAACCTTGAGCCACAGTGTCCTGTATCACATTATTGATTGTGTCTGTGCTATCTGTGGTCACTGTTAGGTCTTCGTTGTCGCCTGTTTCAGTCTTGTTGATTACAGTTTGGTTGTTCATTTCACCATACACTCTATCAACCAGTTTGGCTTTGGCAAGTAAAATTGCTTTTTTCATTGCCAGTTCCATATCAGGTGATACTGCTGTGCCTGATTCTTGATATTTGAACATAGTGTCTCTGTCGTGTTTCACGTACCACTTGGGAGTTTTGTTCACTACACCCGCTTTACCTAGATCAGGTTTTACTTTGTATGTGCCACTGCAATTTGCCAGTAACACACCGGCCACCAAGATAAGGAATAATTTACTTAGATTTTTCATATTATCCTATCCTTTCAATTTGCTTATAATTTCAGACAGTGAATGGAAGATACCTTCAACATTAAAATCAGCGTTGAACTGTGCCCAACCGTCTCCAATCATAGGATACACTGCAAGAAAGATTGCAAATAGTATTATTAATTTAATCATACTACAATTATAACACATTTTCCAAATGCGTCAACCAAAGTTGATCTTGCTATAACCATTGATTTAATTGACTTTTTTGAGGGGTAATTTATGCCAACCAGTTGTATACACCACGAATTGCCAAAAGTAGGTACATCAATTCCATTAGTGCTCTTGGTGTGTCTTTGTCCTTGATGCCCATCCATATCCAAATTGAACAAGATACCAATGCCACTGCCCATCCCAACCATTGCACACTGGGATTACCACCACTCAAAGTGAATGCACTCACCATAGCCAAGATAAACCCTGTCCATCTCCAGCCGTCTATTTTTTGGTAGTATCTGATCTTCACTATTTGTTACCCTTCATTAGGGTGATCTCTTTGGCACCTTCTTCGTCCCAAACAGGCACAAGATTGCTTTTGTGCATAAGTCCTATGCCCAACAATTTACGTTCTCCAGAATAGGCCTGTGGCTGTGCTTTGTTGCCAGATCCATTCACAGGAATTTTATCAGAAGTTTTGGGTTGTGTGGGGTCAGGCGAGTAATCAGGAATGTCGTAGCCTCGAAAACGTTTGGCACTCTTTTTTAGAGTGTGGTTGTCCAAACCCTGTGACTGCAACCATTCTTCGTGATTGGCCTGTGCGTCACGGTTACGTTTTGTGTTCTCTGCTTTCTTCTTCATTCGCTTTGCTAATCTCAGTTGTATGAAACCCATATCTAATTATAACATTATGGTAAATTGTTGTCAACTATGGCTGACCATATGATATCTTTGTATTTTGGATTGGTGCTCCAAGCAGTAATACCATCTAACAACAGTTGATAGTCCCAAGATCCAGCATCTATCTGTCTCTCACGTTCTGTCCTAAATTTTTCATAGGCAGGATGAGTGTTTAGTATTCTGACCATATCTTTCACACTGTCGCATTTGGTGTTGTATTTTTTCACACCAAAGTCTGCATCAGGTAGATCCAATGGTTTCATTTGTGGAACTGTGCTGTCCCAAGTTCTCACACCAAACAGTGCGTTACCTTCTCGGGCAAATCTACTGGTGCCCCAACCACTTTCTATGCCGGCCATTGCAATGATCATAGATGTGGGCACCCTGCTCATTCTGTCTGTGGTAAAATTCAAATAATCTATACACTTGCCTGTGGCAGTGATAAAACTCTGTTTGTCCTTGAACTCAAATTCAGGTTGTACCAAACCCAGATATATCACTTCGTTCACTTCTTTTTTGTGAAACTCTGTTTGGATGTCCTGTGTGGTCCATTTGTTTGGGTAGAAAGTGCCAATAAAGAATGCAGATGCGATCACAAATGCCACCAAAGCAACTGTGGCAATCACAAGTTTCAAATTATTAAAGACGTGTTTCTGCATAATAAATGACAGCAGGCCGCGAAAATTTAGCCTAAACTTGCGAACCTGCTATCTTGTCTATATTTAAACAGCAACTTTTTCTGCTGTTGTTTCTTCTGTTGTGGCAGTCTCAGAATATTTTCTTTTGTATTCTGCTTCTGCTGAATTCATAAATGAATTCCAGTCTGCTTTTGACAAACCTGTGAATCTAGTGATAATACCATCACTCATGATCTTGAATGATCCACATAATTTGTGTGAACCGTCTTCTGAAATTTTGTGTACAACACCTGTTGCCTTACCATCAGCATTCTCTCTGCCCATGATATACATATAGTTTCCAGATCTACCAGTCCACTTGTTGTTAGTTTGTGTATCAGATTGACATCTTGATCTAACCTGATCCATTACTAATTGTGCTTTTGCTGAACATTTATACATAATTGTTCCTCCTAAATTACCACTATTATAACATAGTTTGGTATTTCCGTCAACTGGCAAAAAAGTGGCTATTTTATTAGGGTTTGAAGCCGTTGGGATATAATTCATCCACAGTTTTTGTTTGATTTTTGGTTAAACAATAAAACTTTGATAAAATTCCTATGGAACCTAATTCTGGGGATCCTTGATTCCACCAATGGTTTCCTGTGTACTTGGCAAGATCTTGTAGATTTGATTGCCAAAGATATAAAAGTTCTTTGTTCTTGAGCATCACAGATTCAAATGCATATTTTTCTTTGAAATTCCTGTAATACCATTTTTTATTATCAATTAAAATATGATTATCACCCTTATCATAAAAACAATCTTTCAGAGGTGTTTCATAAATTCTACCTGTGGCTTGGTTCCACATCATTTGAATTTCCTTGTCTTGAAAATTATGTGTTTTATTTCCTTGCTTGTCTGTGAGAGTTTCAACTACACGTTTCCATTTGTGTGCTTGTTTGCTTTGAATTTTTGTATCATCACTAAAAAAATTGATCATATGTGGGAAAGGTTCTAAATTTACATCAAGAAAATATGTGTACCAGTGTCCGTCTTTGTAGATTATGGTTGACTTATCAAAACCTCTCATATTGGCAGTAAGAGGATTGTAATTTTTTTCACTATGGTATTCTACTGCTTCTTGTAGTCTAAAATGTGTATGATATGTATATGAACTATTTTGTATTTTTTCTGCTGTGACACCTTCTTTATAATATTTGTAATAGGTTTCTAAAGATGGACAATTAATATGGACTTTTGTATTTTTTAAATCTAATTTTTTTAATATAGGAATAGCATAATTGTCAATTTCAAAATCAGCAGATGCAAAACCTGACTTCAAACAAATTATTTCATCTATAGGTATGTTGTTATCAAGAAAAGTTCTTAATATCAAATGGCTATCAGATCCACCTGAAAAGTACAGTCGTACTGTTTTATATGAATCTCTAATTTTCTGTGCTTGATTTTTGAATAAAACTTGTAAACTTTCTTTGGGTTCATTTGAAAAATCATAGGTGTTGTAATCTTGTGGACAATTAAAATAGATTGGTTTACTTGTTTGATTACTATGATTTATGGCTAGAAGTTTACTTGAAAACTTTTTTTCTCCAACTTGGTAAACCCAATTATACATAAAATTGTTTGATTGTACCTGACTGTTTTGCTTGTCTGACCCACTCGTCATTGTCAATTGTTCCTGTAATTTTTAATAACGGTCGATCATTGATACCACAATTGGCTGTGCTGTGAGGTGTGTTTCTCCAATCCCAAAACATTATGTCACCTTTTTTCCAATTGCTCCAAAAGCCAGGTTCAAAGTTTACCAACTGTCCTGGTTTCCAATCATCTAATGCTACAAAACATCTCCATATATCTTTGTGTCCAGTGGCTTGTCTCCGCTCTTTATCATATGGAAGTTCTAAAAAGTTTTTGTCATCGCTTCTGTCGTAGGTATAACAAGATACAAAATCAATATGTCTATGAATTAAGGTTCCTGGTGTTTGATTGTTGATGTACACACTTGGTCTCTCGTTAAAACCTAATGTTGACACTATCTGCATTACTTCATCATTGGGCACGTGTCTATCGTAACCGTTTGTGAACTTAAATTTTTTATGGTGTTCAATCTCACTAGGAGTTCTAGTCAGATATGATATTTCATCGTTTTTAATTTGAGGTTTTTGTTTGAGAATCCTTCCAATGTCTATATCAAAATTAATATTGCCAGCAATCCAAAATCCACTTTTTGAGGTATCTGCTTGAGTTTTAAAAAACTCCATTACATCAACTTTTGGATCTTCAACAAAAGCAAGAAAATCTTTGACCTTAGAAATTTCGTCCCATTTCTGTTTTGCGTATTCTAACATAGTAAATTCCTATAGCGACATTATAAAATGCCGCTATAAGTTTGTCAATGATTATGCTGATTTCTTTTGCTCTGCAAGTTCATTTACATCGATAAAAGTCATAGTCTCGTTCTTGGTTAAAGAATCTAACCATGCGTTTCTTTTAACAACTAACATGAAAGCATTTCTTGGAACGTCAGTTAAGTTTTGAGTTTGGTGTCCAGTGTGATCTGGATTGAAAATCAAAAACTGACCTTTTTGTAAATTGATGCTTACTTCTGAATCCGCAGTCTTGAATCTATACCAAGCACCACCTGGTTGATCTGTCAATTGCACAAAGATTCTCAAAGTTTCACCATATTGGTTACCTCTTTGGTTATCAAAGTCTGTGTGCATTTGCATATAAGCACCTGGTTGTTGTTGGAAGATTCTAATTCTAGTTTTCTCACACTGGAACCAATCGCAGATTGCGGCCAGTTTTGGTGAAGAAAGTTTTGAATTAGTGTCTTTGTAGTCTGCTGGATTTTCTTCTGTCCAGAAGTCTTGTAACTGATCGTGAGTTGTGTCCTTACCATCAGCACTTCTAAATGAATTGTAAAGGTATTGTGAATCTTGACCTTTCATTGCATCAATTTTAGAAGTTTCTTTGAACTTGTCACCTCTTCTAGTGAAGTTCAGAGCCTTCAGTTCATCTTCCCAGTCGCCTTGGAAAATGTAACTTGAAGCATAGATACCAGTTTGAGGATTGTATCCTTCTGGTTGGTGATTGATCACTTCTTGGATCTCACCTGCTTCGTTAGTCTTAGTTTCAAACTTGTACATAGTTTGTCTCCTTATAAGGTTTGACTCCGTTAATATTTATTAGATGATATCCCAGATCCTTAAAATTTTGTAATTTGAACAGGTTTTACTGATATATCTTTCACAAATTAATTTGGTTATTGCGTAAGTGGTGTGCTGTTCAGAAAGTCCATTTAATGAGACGATACTGTTGGTTTTCCACTCTGGCCAATTGAATACGCCTGTTTTGTTATCAACAAAGGCTTCAGCAACATTTTGTTTTGGTAATGGTGTGGTTTCGTTGGTGATACCATAAACTACTTTTGTTGAAGCATACACAAATCTACAATCTTTTGCTCTAGTTTGTAAAAGATTTTTCATTGCTGTGGTTTCCAACTTTAATGTGTGCCAATCTCTCCTCGGAGATATTTTTCTACAGGTACGAGCCACGTGCCACACAGTATCTATTTTGGGATGAGTGTCAAACCATTGCTGATAATTTTTAAAATCTTCAAAACGTACAGGACAAGAAACTGTGTTAGGATACTGCAATAATTGTTGTCCTAATTTTCCTGTAGCACCAATTATACAAATGTTATCCATTAAAAAACTTTTTGACTGTATGTGCCACAGTCTCCACTTCTGTATCAGTTAACCAAGCATGATTTGGCAGTGTAATGATGGTATTACACAAATAATCAGTATTTGTAAAGGATCCTTTATGACCATAAGCGTGTGCAAAATTATCTACATAATGAAGTGGTGCGTGAATTTTATTATCTTTCAAATGTTCGTATAATGATTTTCTTTTTCCAGTGGTCATCGCAAACTTATGATAATTTGATTCACAATGTTCATTAGGTTGTATTATGTTAACGGGTAAAGTAGCAAAAGAATCGCAATAGAAATCATGTATTTGTTTTCTTTTGACCTGCCATTCTCCCATATGATCTAATCCTATATCAATCCACGCCGCTTGTATTTCCATTGGTATGGCGTTTATCCCAAATGCTTCAATAGGACTGTTCATTCCTAATTTGCCATTATTTGATACTGCTTTAACTCTTTGCATCATTGAGTCGTCGTCCCATACCAAAGCACCGTGAGTTCCTGCTGTGGGTACAGGTTTATTTCTTGCAAAACTAAAAACTGCAACATCACCAAAACTTCCGTCTGCTTTATTTTTGTATTTTGCACCCAAACTTTGAGCACAATCTACAATAATTTTTGTGTGGTCTGAAACTTTAAATTTATCATAATCAATAGTGTTACCGTACAGTGATACAGGAATAACAGCATCTTGTGTAAATTTATTTTCTAAATCAATTACTCCATTTTTATCTACGTCAAAAAAATCTACTTTGTTAATTAAAGAGGCCTGACTTACACTTGCAACGTAACTATAATTGGTGCAGGCCACATTTTTGTTAATGATATTCCAAGATAATAATGCAACATTCAAAGCAGATGTACCCGATGTAACAAGTTTAGCATATTTTCTACCAGTAATTTTTTTTAATTTATTTTCAACAGACTCTGTAAATTTGTCATCAATCCAATTGCCAGATAAATGAATTTCATTGTATGCGTCCATTAATCTTTCGTGTATTTGTTTATAGAGTCTATCACCTGCTGTATTTGAAATCATATGGGCCTAAATCCTGTGAGTGTTAAAGATAATTTAGTTTGTATTCCAAAGTTCGCAGATAAATGAAACACACCTTCTGGAATTTCACAGACATATCCTGGTTTCCAGTGATGTATCATGTGATTGTGTACTTGCAAGAAATGACCCCAACTCCATTCGCTGACCGCAATAAAATATCTATGAATAGAACCATTGCGGTTTTTATTTTTTTCTCTGAATGCGTGATAACTGTCTGTGTGCAACGGAATTCCATTGCCAGGTTTGTATTCTAATAATCTAACCACAGCAGTTGATTTTTCTATTTGCAGATGATCAAAAGCACCGTTGCCCAACATATTTTTGAGTGATGTATTATGTTCTTCTTTTATTCCAAGGTTATATTCAAATGTGTTGTGTTCGTTGTAACCTAAATCATTCAAAAACGTGGTTTGTCTTAGACTGTCAAAATCAAAAAACGGTCTCGGCTTGAACGATTTTTGTAGACTTTCTGATCTGTGCTCTTGCATAAAGTCAGTGAAAGATTTTGTATCAAGATTTATTTGTGTTTCTAAACCTGCAAGATCTAATTCGTCTTTTAGATCTACTTTTTTTTCCGTAAGATACTTTTCGTAGTAGTCTTTTCTATCGTAAATGTCTGTCATTATCTAAAAAATACAGTGTAATCGTGTTTTGGTTTTTTATATTCAATAGGCTTGTTCCACCAAACCAAAACTTTTTTATAAAATTTAATCATTGATTTCTCCACTCCAGTGTATTGTTATTTTTGGATTCACACCAGCGTTGGCACTGCCGTGATAGATACCTGGACGTAGATCCCAACAATCACCTGCCTGCCACTGGTTAAAACAGTGATTGCCATAATGGAAAAAATGTCCCCAATCCCAGTCCTTTACAAAAACCATATATCTTCTCAACACAGAATAATTTGCTGGTCCTTTTGTTCTTCTAATAAAACTGCTGTAAGTGTCCACGTGACTCCATATTGTGTGTCCCGGCATTTGTATAAAAAGACTGATACCCATTTTATCCTTTTTCAAGTTTGGAAACATAGCCGCTAAAGGTTCATACCAATGGCCAAATTCTTCATTTGCAATTTTAAAATATTGGCTGTTATCTTTGTTATGAGTATTATTTTTCAAAGCCAATTTTGCCTGCTCTCTGATTGGCATATTGTTCACATTGTCTTTGGCGTGCATCACCACATCGTTCTTGTAATCGTACCACCAATATTTTTGTGGAGTCAGATGCTCATTACACTTTTCAATTGACCATTTGGCCAGAGCCGCCCAATCGAATTTGATGTTTTTCAAATAACAGGTTTCGTCACTGTGATCTTTTTTCATAGGATCCCAATGCCACGGATGCTGTTCTAAGATTTCTTTTGGAACAGTTGGTTTTGGATCTAATCTCTGTGTGGGTATTTTATGATTTAATTTCATTTGTGAGTGCTCCACTAATACTGCAAGTCAGTTTCAGTCTCATACCCATATTGGCAGAACAATGAGGTTGTGGTATAGGTAAGTCATACACCTCACCAGATTTCCATCTAGGAAAATAACTGTTTTGAAACTGTAACACGTGTCCCCAATGCCAGTCAGTGATCATCACAAGATATCTTCTGATTGGTCCTAAATCACACATCTGAGCATCTATATCTGGATTCAAATGTTTATTATTTCTACACCAATTTCCTAAGTTGTCATGATGCCAAGGCAATATTTGTCCAGGCAAGTATGCCAACAATCTAATTAGAGCAGTGTCATAATCAATGCCAATTTTGTCTTCCCAGACTTTTCTGGTGCCTAAAAGTTCTTTCACCTGCTCGTTGCTGTTGCCGTACAGGCCCCAATTGTATTCTATAGTGTTACGAGAGTTGTAACCACATTTCATTGGCAAATTTAAAGTAAGTTCACTTATGCCATTATGATAAGGACGTTTTTCATAGAATTTTTTTTGACAAGTATCTTTGTTATTCATCATAAAGTCTATGAAGTCTTGTTCGTTTATATCTAATTTAGATAATGGATTTGCTTCATACTCAGTTGTAAGATCTGAACCAATATCATAGGCCCACTTTTCATAGTCTTTATCAGGTCTCTGATCTATAAAGTCCCAAAGTGTAACTTCAGGATAGTCTTTCATTTCGCTTTCACGTGTGTAAATGTTTATGTCTGCAGGTATGTTCTTGTAATTGGACATTACCTCACTAGGTTTTAATTTTCTATCAGCCATTTTTAATCCTTTTGTAAGTGTAGCATAGAAAGGCAATAGGAGTCAATTATATTGTTTCCTATACTACACTAGATTAATGTTAGCGAGAGTCCGCATACGGAAGGGCCAGTTCTTATGTATTGGTCCTGTACTTGTCCGACGTCACAAGATATGTGGCGTTACAAAATTATTTATCTATACCATTTACCATCAGCACAGATTTGGCCACACGTTCAATTTCTTCGTCTGTCATATGAGGATTGTTAGGTAAAGTCAAACTTTGTTGTATAAACTTATTAGATATGGAAAAATCTTCATCTTGTTGTTCTTTAGGTGTCCATAATAATTGTACAAAACTGTCCACGTAATGCTGTTCAGTTTCAATGCCTTGTTGTTTTAATTTTTTGTAACATTCAAATTTGTCTTCAACTAAGATTGAATATTTGTGCCCATTCCAAGTAGAATAAGAAGGACTGGGTCTCACAACAATTTTGTCTTTAAAAAACTCATCATAGATTTTGCCAATTGCAATACGTTTGTTTTTCCATTTTTCAAAGTGTTTCATTGATGCTAGTATCTGTACTGCTTTATCTTCTTCAGGATGGCTACTGAATCCTGCCACTTCATAATCTTCTAGTCTACCAGGTTTTCCATTTTTTCGCAACACACGTAATTTTTCATAAATGTTTTGGTTGTCAGTCAACACAGCACCAAATGTACCACTGGTTGGAATAACTTTGTTGTCAGCAAAACTCATACAAACAACATCGCCTAAAGTTAAAGAATTTGCGCCGTTATACAATGCAAACTGTGATTGTGCGGCATCGTTCACATAAATCATTTTGTTTTGAATGCAGAACTCTTTGACTGCGGCGTGATCGTGGACATCACCATACAAACCTGTGGCCAACACTGCTTTGGCATCGCTATTGGCCAAAGTTAAAAGTCTATCACTGTCTAGTGATCCAAATTCGTTCACTTCACAAAACACAGGCACACAACCTATCACATTCACACTGCTCAAGGTTGCTGGACAACTGTAATTTGGAATAATAACCTTGTCCCAAGATCCCAAATCATATGCTCGTAAACTCATTGAGATTGCGTGAGATCCTGACCTACACAGCACAGCATATTTTCTACCAGACAACAACTTCAATTTTTCTTCTACCTGTTGAGTAAAATATCCATTCACCACTGTTTCGTTTTGATGTATTTGTTCTAAACCTTCAAGCACATCGTTTTTGATTTCTTGCCAACGTCTATGAAAGTTTTGAGTGTTAATCATTTATGATGCCTGTAAAAGACACAGTGTACTGTGGCACATACCCAAAATTACTTGATGCGTGTCCTAAACCAAATGGAATGTTATATACAGATCCTTTTGTCCAATTTGTAATTACAGTTTTTGAAATTTGAAATGCGTGACCGTCTTTCCAATCCTGAATACTAAACCAAAGTCTTTTTAATTTGCTAGTATCTGCATTGGGAAACTTGGTTTTGTAAGAGCCTGCATCATCTTCGTGCCAAGCAATGCCGTGCCCAGGCATTTTCACAATAAATCTCATCAGGATAGATTCAGGATCTGCACCAAGTGTTTCTATATTTTTTTCTCCCAACAAGTTCACAAGTTTTTGATTGCTATCACCTAGCATTCCGTAATTTAATTCAAATGTGTTGTGTTGGTTTCTACCTAATTGGTTGTTTATGGTTGCCCATTTATTACTGTAATCTGCATAGTGATCTTTTGGTGACTCCCATTTTTGCTGTGCTTGGTCAAAGTTATCAATAGTAAACTGTATCCAATCTTCTGTGTTAATATCTAAAGATGCAATTGGCTCAACAGTGGCCACAGGCAAATTGTCAAAGTGTTGCTCCATTTCTTGCCATGGCTTGGTCGCTAATAAGGTTTCATACTCTTGCTTGTTCATTTTAAATTTGCTAGGATGGCCGCTTCTTTACGTTTGGCTATCTCGGCCTTTTGTTGCTGTTCTTCTTCAATCTCTTCTGCTGTTTTGACCTTTTCAGGTTCTAATTTTTTGGGTGCTTCTATGGGCATACCTGAGTTGTCAAACCATCTGCCATCTGCTGTTTCATAACACACACTGTAAAAATTATTCACATCACCACCCACTGTTTTTCTGGATATTAATCTTCTACGTCTATATATTTTGCCTTTGTACCTGGTGTGGTCTTTGTTGATCAGTTTGGTATCACCATACAATCCACCATACAATCTGTCAATGTAGATAGGTTTGCCATCTGCTGTTTCGCCATATTGATTTGACACAGATGTATATATTGGATCTGGTGCCGATGGTTTGGCTGTTATTTGACTTAATCCTTCTAGTAATTCTTTTGTCTTGCTCATAATTTTATAACACACGAGTAAACAATGTATCTCGCCGCGGCGGCTGTCACTCCCCTTGGCTACAATGCATAAACCCTAAGGCGGGTGTTGGAATTGAGGTTACAAATGATTTACACCATTTACTCAATGTGCGTTGTTTTACCATTATATATTACTATTGGTTATCTGTCAACCATGGATGTTGCTGTGCAATTTTGTCAGCAATCCATTTACTTACTTTTATTTTTTCACTCACAATATCTTGTCTTCCTCTGGTATATTGATCAACAAAACTTGAACAATCAACCGCAGAAGAGTCATTATCAAATTCTTTGAATCCTCTGTAAAATTTCAATTTGTAGTATTTGTAATTGTTAGATTCTAAGTAATTCAAAAACCAAGTCATTATTTTTTGATTACGTTTTATGATAAAATTTTCTCCTTTTAAGAAATATTTTTTTGCTTTTGCGTAGGCTAATTTTTGTATATGTTCTGGTGCTTTCAGATATTTGTTGTAAACAAAATTATCATTTGTAGGATCAAATCGTTTTTCAAGAAAATATTTTGAATTACTATGATTAATTCTTTGCCAATTGTGTGCCGGACAATAATCTGTCACAAAAATAATGTCTGGTTTATGATTAAATTCCATTTCATATTTTTGTAATCTTTTGTAATATGAGTATGCTGTTGCACCATTTTTACTGACATTTGTTAAGTGATGATTATGTGAGATATGTTTAAAATAACTGTTTGCTAATTCCTGTTCTTCTAAATATTTTAAAGCATTGAAATAAATGTCGTTTTGATCAACAATTTTATTTCTGATATGCTTTGTTTCTTTTAGATACCATAACATTAGTTTTTTCCAATTATCACCTTTCCATGGCATACTATATTCTATATGTAAGTTATTGTTTTGTAAAATTGATGGCAAAAGAGTATTGTTTCCAGAAGATGCACAATCGCCTAATAATAAAATATTCATATTTTGTAACCCAACATATCAAAATGATTATTTAAAGTGTAATTTTGTAGGTCAATAGTTTTTCCTGTGACATCTTTGATGGTGTTAGTAAAGCCTGCTGATCGATATCTACGGAACGGGTACTGCCAGTCTCCAGCCTGTTGCCAGTCACCTTCAAGTTTATGTTTGTCGGCATCATCTATCATACACAACGGCATCTGCAACATCACCTCTGCCGTGATCTTGTTGTGTAAGTAGGCCGTAATGATTTTGTTCTGTGGTATCACGTGTTCCAGATGCTGTTTGCCAATTATGTTTTCTGCTCTATAGTGAGCACCCATTGGAGCCAACTGTTTCTGCATTGACCTAATATACAGGGTCATTGCTGTCTTGATGTGCTTTTTGGTACTGTGGCTCCACTGATCATCAAACAGACTCTGTTTCATATGATCCACGTAACGTGCCAACTCTGCCAACTGTGGCTTGCCTTTGCTCTTGAATGTGATCTCTGGTAGGTTAGTAAGATTTTTAAAATTGTTCATTGAACTCCTTTTCAGTAATCATTTCCATTTCCACAGCATCTGCGCCTTCTTCATAAAACAATTCAACATCTAACATAATTGTATGATAAGAAACATAACCATAAAACAATATTTCTGTACGATTGTTTTGAGTGATAGTTACCTTGTAAAAATCATCCATTAGGCCACGTATTTTCTAAAGGCAGTCTGTGCCTCAGACTCTTCGCTGATGTTACCTTCTGCTATACCAACTTTAACCTGTGGAATGAAACTGGGTTCAAATCCCTCTGGTTGTTCCTGTTCGTATATCTCTTTCAACACGTGTGCCATTGCCACTGGTGCGTCCCAACCTGTACCATTTGCGTGTTGCCACTGTCTTTTTGCGGCTGTGTGTAACAGTGTGGCACTTGGACAAACTGCTTTGGCACTCAATAGCAACTGCTTCATCCAATCCTTTGGCAGTCTGTGTAGTCTACCTGCTGACAGTTCGTATTGTTTCATCAAGCCAATATAGATACCTTGATTGATTTCGCCACCTTCTTCGTCTGGAAACACATCTTTAATGGCCTGTAAGGCATCTATCAATCCGTCTTTGCCTGACATGGTCAAACCTTTGTAGGCATAATCAAAATGAGAAAAGTAAAAAGGATTTGGTCCTTTCTTGTTGGCACTGTTTCTCACTCGCTTTGGCTCGAGATCTATGCCCACGGCATCAAAGGCATCTTGAACCTGTCTTGCTTTCCAAGGTCTGCCTTCTGTGTCTGTTTCGCCCATTTTATATCTGTGTAGGAGAACTCTGTGTATCTCTTCTGTGCCTGCTCTCAAGATACCTGTGTCGTTGACAATTTCAAATGCTATGGCATCAAATGCCGGTTCGTCAGTTTCAACTATAGTGACAGGTATATTTTTGTAACCCAACAGTGCTAGACTCACTGCTCTGTGCTGTCCATCAAATATGTAGAGAGTTTTACTGTCTGATCTACGAACTGCTGACACAGGGCAACACACTCTGGGATCAAACTTTCTCATAATGTTCATCACGTGTCCGGGTCTTACATCACGTTGAACAGAATAGTTGAATGCGAAATCCTCCAATGGATGTGCTTCAACACCTTTGGGCAGTTCAAACCCTTGATCTAATTTGTTTTTGAGATTAATTTTTGCTTCGTCGTACCTTTTTGTCCAGTTGGGTACATCTTCTGGTGCTTCTTTCTTGACTTCTGCTACAACGTCAAGAAGCATTCTTACATTTGACATATACAAATCCTCCTATGGTAATATATGTTGTATCAGTAGATGGCGTTCAACAATAGAACAAAGTCTACAAATACACTACAATTATAGCACAAAAATGGAAATATGTCAACCTTGTGTTTTTTTGCCCAGTAGATCTCTCACTGTGTCACGGCAAGTGTGATGCCAGTAAACACCTGCTTCTCGTAGCAGTTCGTTGTCTCTTCTCAGGCGTTCCATGATACGTTCTATTCTTTTGTATTGGGTTTTGGTAAGTTTACCGCCTATGCTTTTTTCACAGATGTCCAACACCTTGTCTATGTCTGGACAAGTGATGTCTGGCACTTTGGGTGCTTTCTTGCGTAACTTGGACCAATAGTTTGTCCGCTTCTGTGCCCATTTGAACATAAACCTCCCCCGTTGGTAAATTATTTAATGACCGCTGGTTGTGATATTATACTGGTTTATATTATTTCTTTGTCTGTGCAACCAAACTGCATGGCTTCAAAAGGCAGATTTAATGTGGTAAATCCATTGACCATTTCGTAGGCTTTGTCCTCTGCTTTTGCTAGGCATTCTGTTTCTGTCGCGTACACTGTGTTGTTTGTTTCATAGAACACATTGCAGTCTTGACGCTCAATGCCCAAAGGATCTTGGACTAGGATACAGATTATTGCAAACACTTTATACATACTAGTACTTATGGGCAACTTCTGTTGCCAGGCGTTGCCCGTGCCCCGAGATTGTTGGATATTACGCCGCTAATCTCAATGCAGGCATACCAACTGTTAGGTCAGCAAACCCTAATGCTTTTTTGTTTGCATTTAAAAACTGGCCTGTTTAGGTCAGTGCCATCACCAAGTTCTCGTGACAACTTTATACGTCAATCGATACCTAGTGTCACCCCCGGAAGGGATTTCATAAGCCACCTAGTAATAATTGGTGGAGGTGCTCGGATTTGCACCGAGGTCTTGTCCGTTTATTTCTTGTCAGTCAACAAACTTGCCAATATTTAAGCACAGAAATTTTGATGTGTCAAACTCTTTTTGGTTGACTTTTTTTTCAAAATAGATAAAATAGTTGTATTATGCCAAAAATGAGAAAATTTACAATAATCGATGGTGGTGAGTCAAGCGAGGTAGAAGCGTTATCATTCAAAAGAGCAGTGAAATCCTATCAAGGCAATGCCAAGAGTAAAGAAATCACGGTTGAGTGGGAGGCCAAAAAAGGCGAGTACTATACCAAACAACAACCTTTACCATTGGGCAGAAGCAAAAAGATAGGAAGATAATGAAAGTGAATCACAATCCGTTGATCAAATTGCTGGTTAGATTAAGAATGTTCTATGCTGATGTACGTGGACACCACGGCAAGCGTTGGAACTACGATCCAGGCGATCACTATATGGGTGGAAAAAAAAGAAAAGCCAAGGTTAACTGATTGTATTAGAGTCTTCGTTGAGATCTAATTCTTCAGCAACAAGATCTCTATCTCTTTTGTTTAAATTGTTCAGCAGTCTTTCGCTTTGATTGAAAACTGTTCCAAAAGTAATAATTCCTAATTGCACACAACACAACTCTATATTTTTTTCTACAGTGTTGAAATCAAAACCTTTAGAATCAATTCTGGTGTCTTGTTTGGCTTTGTTGACCACAGCATCTAAATCATTGAAATCTTCAACATCTGGCAAGCCTCTGCTGGCCAACACCTCATCTATCACATACTCACGTTCTGTTTCAGATGTGACGTCATATATGGGGTTCAAGTTGTTGTCATTTGTTTCTAGTGTGTTGAAATAGTTTTGCCAACTGGCATTCTGTGCGGTTTTTGATAGCAAAGATCTCAAATCACTGTCTTGTGCAAGACTGGTGAATGCTAAGTTATCGGTAAGTGTTTTAATATATGTTTGTGCTGTTGTGATATTTGAATTTTCTAGATTGACCTGTGTGTTGATGGCATCTCGGTCAGCAATCATTTGTGTTCTCTTCACACTGTAAGGATGTGCCTGAAGTGCTGTGTCAAAGTTTGTGGCCGCTGTTTGCACAGCAGTCGATCTATTGTCTAGACTGGTCTGAAAGTCAGTTGAATCACCTGCCAATCCGTTGATGAAATTTTTAAGATCATCTAGAGCATTCTGATATGCTGTATCTGTAGCCAGTCCAGCATTGTTTATAAACACAATTGATTCTCGTAAAGATGTAAACACAGGTTGTGTGCTGTCTTCTGTGGTTAAAAATATACCATTCAGAATTCCCACGTGATCGTTTACGCCTCTATTTTTTTCTTTGGCAGGCACATCATAGAACGAAGGAACCAACCCTTGTATTGATTCAATAAGTTGTAAAATGTCTATAAATGTTGTTGGCTCTGGATTTACCGCATCATCTGTTGACGGCAAAATTGATCCGTCTATGATAGATTGACTGTGTCGCAACATATCATTGATGTATCTTCCTGCGTTCAAATATGCAACGTTGTTTATTTCATCTTTAAGGTCATTTTTTTGTGAAGCAGTCAAAACTGTGCTGTCTGTTATTGCAGTGTCTAAATCAATTGATTTGGCAAACCAACCAATTTTTAAATCGTTGACAGAATTTTCCAATGCCTGATTGCTGAAATTTGGCGTGTTTTCTGCCAGTGACTTTAATCCTTTATTTGACATTAAGCATCATCCTCCGCGGCCTGGATACCTCTGTCAATCGCAATGTCTCTGCGTCTTCTCATTATACGCTCTCTCATCTCTCTTAGACTTGTATCTCTTCCTTTGCCAAATCCACCCCCTAGACCGTTTACAAACACATCTGAAGAACTTTGAAAAACTTTACCTAGGTCTGCTCTCACTCCAAAATGAGCCACAGGTTTGTTTGCTACAAAAACATTGGGTGACCCACCTTTCACTGTGGTTCTGTGATCTTCACAGACACAAAAAGGTGGAGGTCCTGGATAACAAACTAATATGGTGTGGGGACCTACAGGTGCAGATCGATGTGACAGTCTTTTTCCATTTGCAAAAACTCCTGATCTAGATGCACTGATAGGTGCAATTTTATTGCACGTGTGACCTGTGGTTGTTTTGTCTCCTTGTCGTGATACGCCTGGCATACGATTATTTATAGGAGTAAAAAACGGCTAGGATTATAGTTTAAATTTAGCGAATTGGCCTTTTTTGACGTCTTGCTTGATACCACCCACAATGTAACTTTCTACTTCTGTTTCTTGTGGTGCCACCTGCATACCTTTTGATGATAACCAGTGCTGTGTCCACGGCAGTGGATTTTGTGTGGCAGGTATGTCGTATAAGGGATCAAATCCTAATGCTTTTAATCTTTTGTTTGCTGTCCATTCCACGTATGATCCCAACAGTCTCTCGTTCAATCCTATGATAGAACCATCCTTGAATAGATGTTTTGCCCAGGCTTTTTCTTCTTCCACACAGTCTTTGAACATCTGTATCACTTGTTTGTCTGTGCCTTTCATAGCCTTGGTCATCTCAGTGTCATCACCTTTTTGCCAAGCCTTGATCACGTGTGTGCTCAAGTTCAAGTGTGTGGCTTCGTCTCTGGCAATCAATGAAAGTATTTTTGCTGAACCTTCCATTAGTTTTAGTTCACCAAATGCAAAAGTACAAGCAAATGAAATATAAAATCTCAATCCTTCCAGCAAGTTCACAGTCATCATGGCAAGATACAACTGTTTTTTCAAATCAATCATATCCACTTTTTTACCTGCTCTCCAGTCTTGCGCCATTTTGCCAAACTTATCATAGTTCTCTGTGACTGATTTTGCTCTTTTAATAATTTCTTTGTCATTTAAGATAGTGTCAAAAACTTCTGTGGGGTCTGGATAAACATTTTTAATGATGTGTGTGTAACTTCTTGAGTGGATAGTCTCAAAGAAATCCCAAGTAACGATACAACCTTCCAACTCTGGGTTTGAAACATACGGCAAGAACATCAGACTTGGTCCTCTACCTTGCACTGAATCCAACAGTGTTTGATATTTTAGATTGCTTGTGAATATGTGTTTCTGTTCAGGTCTGAATGTTTGATAGTCTGCTCTGTCTTTTTGCAAACTGACTTCTTCTGGTCTCCAGAAGTATCCAAGCATAGTTTGATTCAACTTGTCAAACTGTGGGTGCTTGAAAACATCGTATCTTTGCACATTTTGATCCGCACCAAAGAACATTGGCTCTTTGGAGAAATCAATATTGTTCTGGTTAAACACAGTTTTTGTCATATCAGTTGTTTCGTTAAATTGTGCAGGCTTCACACTCACCATCTTCGTCTGCGGTTGTACTTATCTGATGTGAGCCATTTACACCGTTTACCGTTTCTGGATTTTCAGGCTCTAATATAACGTCTTCGCCCTCGTCATCCTGTTGTGTGGCACCTATACCTGCTGGTTGCACTTCTTCTTCCTCCCCTTTGAAATCATAAGTGTTTTGATAGTATGATGTTTTCCAACCATACTTGTATGTGTTCAACAAGTCCTGCGCCATCACAGATAGTGGCACTTCGTTGTTTTCATACTGCAATGGATTGTAACTCCAGTTGCCTGATATGGCCTGATCAAAATATTTCTGCATCATTGCCACAACATTGATGTAACCTTCGTTGTTTGGCATATCCCAAAGCAGTGTGTAATCATTTTTTAATTTAGGATACCCTGGAACAATCTGTTTCAGTGGACCTTTTTTGCTTTTCTTGATTGACAGCAATGCTCTTGGAGGTTCGATACCGTTGGTTTCGTTACTAACAACGGAAGAACTTTCTGATGGCATTTGTGCTGACAGTGTGCTGTGTCTCAAACCGTGTTTGGCAATGTCTTTTCTCAAACTTTCCCAAGCCATTCTTTGTTTGTGCGGCACTATGTCATCAATCTCTTTTTTGTAGTGATCAATTGGCAGTAGGCCATCTGCGTATTTGGTTCTTTCAAAACCTTCACACTTGCCTTTTTCTTCAGCAAGATTACAACTTGCTCTCAACAAATGATACTGAAATGCTTCTGACAGTCTATCAACCAACTCCCAAGCCTTGGGATCTGAATATTGCACACCATTTTTGGCCAAGTAGTGTGCCAATCCAATGTAACCTATGCCCAAACTTCTTCTGGCTTTGGTTGAAACTTCTGCGGCCTTTACAGGATAATCTTGATAGTCAATGATTTGATCCAATGCTCTCACACTTAGGTCACATAAGTTTTCTAATTCTGTTACGTCTTTCAACTGTCCAACATTGACTGCGGAAAGAATACAAAGAGCAATTTCTCCTTGGTCGTCATCTATGTGTTGGATAGGTGTTGTTGGCAGTGTGATCTCTTGACATAAGTTACTCATTGACACTTTGTCTTTGAAACTGCTGTGCGAGTTTGCGTGGTCAATGTTCATTATGTAGAGTCTACCTGTCTCTGCTCTCTCTTTCAAAAGATCAAAAAATAGATCCTGTGCTTTCACAGTTTTCTTTGGAATAGTTTTGTCCGCTTCGTATTTCAGATATAGATCGTCAAAATCTGGTGTACCAAAAGCATCATACAGGCCTGGTGCTTGATGTGGAGATATCAAACTGATCTCACCGTCGTCTATGAATCTCTCATAGAACAGTTTGGATATCTGTATGGAGTAGTCCATACGTCTAACCCTGTTGTCTTCTGTGCCTTTGTTGTTTTTTAAAACAAGTATGTCTTCAATCTCTGGGTGCCATATTGGGAAGTGAACAGTTGCGTTTCCACCACGCACACCATTCTGTGTACAACATCTCACAGTGGCCTCAAACTTTTTAAGGAATGGAATCACACCTGTGTGTTGAACTTCACCGCCTCTGATTTTAGAATTTATACCTCTAATCCTACCTGCGTTGATTCCAATGCCGGCCCTACGTGCGACATAAAGTCCGATAGCCATATCACTAGAAAATATACTAGGGAGTGTATCGTCTGAATCCACAAGTACACAACTGGCAAACTGACGAATAGGAGTCCTAACACCAGACATAACAGGAGTAGGTATATTGATTTTGTGTTGACTGATTGCGTCATAATATTTCTTAACATAACTCATCCTTGTTTTGGTTGGATACTCAGCAAACAGAGTGGCCGCAATCATCATATACATATCTTGTGGTGTCTCATATATCTGTCCTGAACTTCTGTCCTGCACAAGATATTTGTCCACCACCTGTCTTAAACCTGCATATGTGAAATTCAAATCTCTGTCTCTACGAATCCAAGTGTTTAACTTTTTCAATTCTGTTTTTGTGTATTTTTCTACGATGCCTTTGTCATACACACCCAGTCTGATGTTTCTCAAAATCAGTTTCAATAACGGAATGTATTCGTATTGACCGTGTGCTTCTTTTCTTACATCATAAGAAAGCAATCTTGCCGCGGCATATTGATAGTTGGGTGCTTCCAAACTGATAAGATCGTTTGCGGATCTCACCAAAACGTGTTGAATGTCTTTGGTTGTCATACCATCATAGAATTGTATGTTGGCATTCATTTCTATCTGAGATGCGGATACTCCAGGAAGACCTTCACACGCCTCTTCAACAACGAAATGAATCTTGTTGATGTCCAACGGCTCTAGCCTACCATCTCTTTTTTGAACTTGAATAGTACTAGAGTTGGTTGTTGTCATTATGCCTTTTATATTTTTTGTTTTGATTTTTGTTTTTTGTGTATCCATATTTATCTAAATTTCTGTTTTGTAGTTTTTACCATTTTTTTGTCACCTTCATAAGAACAAAACTAGGTTGTCGTTTTGCTTTTTTATTTTATACTAATATTATGATAAAAAAAGTTTTTTGTCTACGGATTAATTATCACAACTTGCGATTTAAGTAGTCTATTAGATATTTTTACAATGCAACATATTCTGTGGCATGGTGATGGTGCATATATGCGTCTATATCTTTTTGTTGTTCTGCAGTCATTGAATCGTACATAAACTTATTACCACAGAATTCAAACAAGTCAATTATGTTTTTGTTATTTTTAATAAGATCCAATTTCTCAAAACCCTTGTAACCTGTGAGATGTTTTGTTTCAAAATTATTACACATATCAAACATCAAATACTTGATATTGTTTGCTTTAAAAAATGATGCCAACGCAATAATCTCAGTGAACATTTTGTCCCAAGTGGATCTCACATTAGGAATAATGCCGTAGTAGTTTTCAACCAACTGTTTTACTTTTTCTTTAGGTATTGATTTGTCCAGTTTGTCAAAATCAATATACTCAGGATGTTGCATACTGTACCAAGTGCCGTCTATGATCACATCTTCTCTGGCAAGTGCCAATTCCCATCTGCTGGCCAGTGTTATTGGAATCACAGCAAATTTAGGATTACCAAATAAGGCACAGTATTCTATTGTGGTTCTTAGGGTTCTTTGAAAACTGCCACCCAGTATAGAAATATTCATTGTTTTGGCACAGTCAACTGCTTGTAAAAAGTTTTGTGATGGTATCCATCGGTCCGTGAAACTGCAACCATTTAATAATAACATAAAGTTGTTTATGCTATAATTGTTGTTTGATAGTCAATTGTGGCGTCTGTACCTGTGCTGGAAGTTGTGAATTTCAACGCCACAGTTTCTGAACCTGCTGTGGAGTCTTTGTTGTCAAGCACTGCTGTAAGTTCTACTCCCACATCAGCACCGCTTTCTGTGAATGTGTCATCGTAGTTGACACCATTGGTACTTGCACTGACAACCAGTTCACCTGTTCTGTCTAGTGTGCCTCTCACAATCTTGTAAGTTATTTTCAATCCTTTGCCTGCTAGTGCTGGATATTCATTTATCGTAGTGGCCGACGATGTGTTGTCTGCGAGAGTTTGTGATTTTATTGCTTTGGTTTGTATCCCAATACCCTGTAATTCTGGAGCGGCATTCAATTCTGAACTGCCATCTGATCTACGTAGATCTGATCTTTCAAAGAAGTCCATCACTGACGAACATTCGTCATTGTCAAATTGTATGATTGGCACTTCTCTGATTGAACCCACACCTTCAAAATTGTTGCCCACAGTTGAACTGTACCAGTTGCCGTAACTGATGATGTTTCTTGTGCCTGGTCCTGTGGTACTGCTACTCAGTTTCACATAGATGGCCTGTTGGCTGATGTTCTCCCAAGTGGAGTTTGAAAATTTGATATCTCTTGGTCCCACATCCAAACCTGCTGTGCTTCCGTCCTGTGTTTCTCCCAACAGTGCGCCATAGTAGGCATTGCTGAAATCACAGTTGTTGAATGTGACATTGTCAATGTTGTAACTGAAATCAACCAGTCTGGCAAAGCCTGTAATCTGACATTGGTTGAACACTAGATGTGAACTTTTTAAACCTGATTGTGCTCTGGCACTTATACCTTTTGATGTTGATGTGTCTGTGGTCACAGAATCTTTGGAATAGTCACCAATGAATTTACACTGATTTACATATACTTTAGACACACAATCAAATGACATTCCACCACTGGCAGAGTTTGTTTTGAATGTTAAATTTGACAATTGAATCTGTGTTGGAGTTGTGGCACTGGCCGCACCTATACTTCCAAAACCATTGCCGTCATCGTCTTCTGTGACAGCAATCAAGTTGTTCCCTGTGTTGCTGATAATTGATTTGTCTGGTCCTTCTCCTACCAAATGTGCGTATGGTGGAATGGTCAATGCTGATGAGGTTTTGTATATGCCTGCTGGAAAAAATAAAATTCTTCTTGCCCTTGTGTCGTCTTGATCTGTGTCTGAATACAGTTCGTCCAATGCTCTCTGTATGGCCGCTGTGTCGTCTGTGCTGTTGTCACCTTTGGCATCAAAGGCTTTTACACTCACATAGTCATCCAATCTCTGTTGCAGTGTTCTTGTGACATCACCCGATGCACCTGTGCCAACCACTGTGCTGTCACCCAAATAACCTTTGTACACATAACTGAGTGCTGTGGTGAAACTGCTGGATCCTGCTGTGACAATTTCTGTGTTGCCCACTGCTGGAGCACCATCCGCCACTGTGCCGTTTCCAATGTAAAGACGTTGTTCATCCACAACCCACCCTAATTCACCCGCGGCAAGTTGTGGGAGATCAGTCTTTAGACCTCTTCTATGCTGAATTCGGGAGATGTTCACTATAGGCACGATTAATAATTTCCTTTAAATTTTGTTAACATTTACTGTATTTATACAGTGATCCAAACACGCTTGCCGTCCTTCAAACGCCAGGTTTTGCCTTTACAGCCGTTGTCTGTAGGAATGTGTCTACGATCCTCATAAGGTGGTAGTTTAGGGTCGCCTGCTCTTCTGAACCTGTATCCTTTTGTTTGCTTACCGTAGAGCCTTGATCCAATTGTAGCGATACAAGTTGCTGTTTCTGTTTGAATGTTGTTGTTTTTACACCATTCGTGTATATTCACTATTTTGTTTTCTTTTTTAGATCCCACTTTGCTGACGTACCACACTTTTGATCTAGCCATGCCTTGTCTCCTATGCTGTGCTTTTTGTTGTTGTTTAGTCAAGGAATTCCACCAGCGTTGCCTACCAGCGAAATTATCACTTGGGTTTCCTCTCTTCTTATAATTAATATGCTGACTGTTGTCACCGCCTACACCACCTAGGTTCATGTTGTAACCCTGTGAAGTCAAGGCGCCTGTTTCTTTAATCCAATGTTGTTCTCTGTAAGAGGCCTGTTTGGCAGTCAGTCCATCCTCTAATATAACTTTAGTGAAATTGTGTTTGCCGTGTTTGGCTATGGCCTTCTTTAGGAGTTTACCACTGCCGAGATAATAATCATAATTCCTGTGCTGTTTACCAACATAGAATTTACCCGTGATTTTATTAACAGTTTTGTATATAGAGTACATATAGTTTATTTATACTACTGGCATTGACAGATTTTAAATCTGTGTTAAAATTTGGAATGAATATCACATTAGAAAACGCAAGAATTGAACAAGCAATCAAGGAAAGAAATAACTTTTTTACTGTAATAAAAAATACTGATTCACTCACTTGGGGGTCTTGTAAACGTATTGCATTTTATCCTGCACGAAGAAAAGAAATAGATGTTGAAACAGCGATACGAATAACGTTTTTAGGAAAACAATGGAATCGTAATTCAGATGAAAGCGTTTCTCAACGTAGGAAAGAACTTAACCAATCAAGAAAACTTTTTTCAAAATTAGAATTTATACAACGTTTACTACCAAAAGCAGTTGATAGATGTCCTGTGTTTGATACTGTACTAGATTATGGATTGAAAGAAAATGTAATTACTGACGATCATAGATTTAGACCAAGCCTAGACAGAATTGACAATAGCAAAGACGAACACCCTGACAATTTATGGATTATATCAAGAAGGGCCAACGTAATGCGAGGTGATTTATCTATTGAAGAATTCAAGGACTTATTGAAAAGAAGTAAGTTATAAAACTTGCTTGTAGTATTGTTCCAGTTTTTTGTACCATTCACTGGTCCAATGCTCGTAACGATCTATTTCAAATGTTTGAAATTCGTTGTTCTGTGTGCATATAAACACACGTCCTGTCTTGATGTTGGTGTCATACAGTTTGTTGTGTGCTTCAGAGTAGGCCACCAACTGCAAAAAATAATCTTCAATCCACTCTTTCTTTTTGAGTTTGCGTGACTGTTTGAAGTCACAGATGGCAGGTTCGCCTTTGTACACTGCCACAAGGTCAGTGGTGCCCGCATACAGTTCTGGATAGTGTAGGCTCACTTCTGATCCCCATACTTCTGT